ATCAGCCTTCGTAGCAATTGCTTGCTCGATAGCCTCAAACTCATCGTCAATCTCTGTACCTTTGACAATCTTTGCCGCGTTACCGGTAGGCAGAGAATCCTTTGATGCAAAGTCTGTAAGTTTAGTGTAGTTAGACATTAGAAAATCCTGCCTTGTTTAACAAAGATGTCCATCTTCTGAATTGATAATGCTGAACCGTCTACAGTGGCTTCGAAGCCTACCTGCAATACTTCACCAGAACCTCCGATAGAGGCACGTTGTGTTTCTGCAAGTGTTCCTGACTCATACTCTGCGATGTTGTACTCAGCCTCTCCATATTCAGAGATAGCCTTAGTAGACAGCTGAGCCGCAAACGACTGATATGAGTCTGTGTAGTCAAAGCCAGCCTTGAGTACAAAGTCTTGACTAGAACCACCAATGACTGTGACAGCTATCCGCTTCAGTATCTTAAACTGTGTTGCGTTACCGAAGTCAAAGTAGGTTGTATAGTACTTTAGACGGTATGCGTTACCGTTGTCTGTGTAGCCACGGTACTGGGCTAATCCGTCAATGTTTGTAAAGAACAGCTCACCGTTAGCAATCATGTTTGTGTGTGTCTGATTATCCCACACCGTTACACGGGCTGAACCGTCTTGTAAGGGTGTACGCATATCAAAACAGTAGATCCGACGAATGGCTGGAAAGTACAGTAGGTAGAAAGCCTCTTCAGCATGATACACTGCACGGATTGCTGAGTTCGTCGAAGCAGAGATCGCTCCTACAATATCATCTCGAACATTCTTAGAGATATCACGCATAGGCTGTGACTTCTCTTGAATAACCCGTCCTAGTGACTGAAGTCCTGTAGACGATAGAAACAAGATATCCGTACCCGTGTTTTGTACGCTGTCACGGGCTATACAGCCAATGCCCTTAATAACTTCGACCATCTGCATGTTTGCAGGACTAAACGAAGTGGAGCTAGACGGATCATCGAAGATAATGATGTTGTCAGAACAGAAGATAATCAAACGACCATTCTGAGCACCGATGGCTGTAATCTCATCGTTACCTGCAACTAGTATACTTGAGATGTCTAACGAGCCTGCGTCACCACTGTTCCACGATGCACCGTCTAAAAGGTTAGACCAGTACAGCGTAGTCTTGTTAGTGGCTGTGTTAGCTGCCCAGACTCGTCCGTATGCACCAGAGGCTACATTAGCCTGTGGAGGCACACCAGACGCACTAGGCGAGTTAGTCATGTCGTCTAGGTCACCCGCTGTAGGGTTAAAGTAAATCGGCTCGTAACCGGCTTGAAAGCCATACGCATGGTCATTCAAGGTTACAAACTGCCAGTTACCTTCTGTAATCGTTTGTGTGCCGTTGTAGGTAACAGGAGATAGAGTTCCACCTGTATAGAGATAAAAGTTGGTGTCTGACCAGACTCCGAAGTACTCAGTCCCATCGATGTCTACAAAGCGATATCCGCCCTTGAGATCAACAGAAGCCTGTTCTGCAACATACGACCAACCTTTCCGCGCACCTAATCGACCATACTTGTCAATGACGCAGTTGTCAGCCTGTAGTGCATATCCAGTTGCAAGAGTAATCGAAGACTCCTGCGTGTTGAGTCCGAAGAACCCAGGCGCTGCAATCGATGCACTTGATAGTTGCTTTGTCATACAGTTACAAAGTCCTGTTCATACGGATGCTTAGATTGATCTAAGGCTATAGCGTCATTCCAGTTGCGTACTGCATTTGACAGCGCTGATGATGCTGAGGCTCCGTTGTCTTCACCACGCTCTTCGACAGCTTTAGCGTAGGCTAACAGCACGACAGGCAGTGAAGGTACATAGATCGGATCAATATCATTCACCATATCTGCTGTTCTAAGCACACAGTTAAAGCGAATGGTGTAGGCTGCATCGGGAATAGGGAATACGTCAATCTGAGAATCATCATCAAGTGATAGCCCGTTGAACGTATAGTACATAGGCGAACCAGTTGTCGGAGTCTCTAAGGTAAACTTCTCGTCGAACCATGTAGACGGTTTGTATTCCAAGAAGTTGTTACTGGTGTCGTTAATAACATTGAGAATCGTCGCACGGTTACCAGCACCGTTCAATTCATAGTTAAAGACATCAGGGGTTGTTGTAGCCGAAAGGGTTACACGAAGACCTGACCAGTTCCAAGAGTTCTCCACCTCTGTCTTCGCTTCGTTGACGAATTCACCAATGAGTTTAGAGTATGTGGATTCAGTAACCGAAGATACTTCACGCTCTCGTAAGCGACGTAGGACTTTGTTGACTGCTTCTAAGTATGTCATGTGTTTTCTCTAATCAGAATATTATAGCACAAAAGTTATAAAAAGTCAATACTACCACTTGACTTTATTAGCCCAATATGCCGCAGAAAGTTTTCCCTTGCTGATATTCTTAGCATGACGGGCTTTAAAGCTACGTCTACGGGCTTTCTCAGCCGGAGTTCTAGGGTTCTTACCCGCCCCAGACACGCCTTGTTGACCAAAGCGGATTAGTTTGATTGTGTCGCCCTCTTTAGCCAACACAGCGTGTGACTTCTTAGGATGATTAGGCGTACGCTTAGGTTTGTTGTAACCGCTAAAGGTTTCACCACGATATGTAATAGACATTAATCGTACCCTTCCTCTGATCCAAACCCACCCCAGTCATTAGATGCATTGTCCTCTGATCCATAGCCATAGCCTCCAAAGTCTGATCCAGACCCTCCGTCAACAGGAGATGGCCCTTGGTAATCTGTTCCCGTACCGCCACTACCGTTATCATTACTCGGCTCAAGGTTAAAGTTATAAGTATTGACTAGTCCTGTGTTAGGGCTTACACCCGTCCGAACATCGGCAATTCCGTTACCAGTACGGTCAATATTTAAATTACCAGCAGCATCGACACCTACAACGGTTCCACCGTAAGCTTGTTGACCGATTGGAGAGGTCGGTGCAGTGTTAGTAGTATTGCTTACTGTAGAGACAGTCGGCTGAGTCATCATACCCCATCCATAAGGCGAGGTAGCTCTAACGCCTGTAGCCGCTGTTGCAGGAGTATAGCCGGGAGCTAATACACTTCCGTAGCCTGGAGTGATATTAAAGGGCTGTTGACCTGTCATTAAGCCGTACGTTCGCGAAGGGCGACTAAAGTCTACAGCGCCTGGATAGGTTTGCGTTCTAGCTCCAACATTTCCTAAACCGGTAATGCCGGGTACGTTAGCTCCTTCGGATGCTGGTTTGTCCTCACCAAAGATATCGCTAAACAGTCCTGTAATACTAAACTTATCTACAATAGTAGGTTTGTAGCCTTCAGAGACTACGCCAAACTGTCCACTTGTAAGCCCTTGTTGAAGCATATTTGGGTTTTCTTTGATTGCTTCAATCTGTTCTGGTGTGTACCCTTTTGACGCTAGCTGATTCTCAAACTGGCTAATGGTATCGTAGTCGGCAAAACCGCCTAACAACATTCCAGCTGGGCCAGCTATAGAGCCTAAACCAACTGCTGATGCTGCCTCGCCTGTTAAAAGCCCAACAGCGCGTTCCATCATGTCTGTCTTGCGCTGTTCAGGTGTTCGTGTATCGCGGTTATTGTTATCACCGCCGTCATCGCCTGTATCTTGCTTAATAAGCACACCCAGAGGCTGTGTAGTGATCTCTTCAGCGACCACATCGTCAACTGTTGGACTAGCTTCACCTAGCATCATACCACCACGGGCTTGAGAAAGCCTGATTAGGTAATCGTAGAGACTTTCACCTCTTGCACGAGTAGGTAGCGAAGAGTATGGATTGTTTGCTTCCATGAATTCTGACTGGGTTGCCATTATGCTTTACCTGTTCTCTTCTTAGCCTTCTTTGCAATATCCATCGCAATAGCCGTTGCTTGTTTTTGACTTTTACCTTCTTTAACTAGCGTACTAATGTTTTTGCTAATAGAGGCTTTAGAGTATCCTTGAATAAGGGGCATAGCTTAACCGTTGTAAGTAGAGCCAGTTAGAGACTTCTGACCACAAGGAGAACACTCTTTCTTCTTCTCTTTCTTCTTAGGCTTGTCAGCCTTTGGAAGGTCTTTGTCACCTTCGAGTAAACGACCTTCGTCGAATGCTTCTACTGGATCTACATACTTGCTCATCTTAATAACCCTTCTTACCTAAACACTTCTTAGCGGCTTTACACTTAGCCTTGCTTTTACAACCTGCACAGGTCTTAAACTGCTTAGGTGCTGTTCTTTTCTTTGTAGCTGCCATTACTTCTTTCCTATCATTTCTACAATTCCCTTACCGGCCTTAACGCCAAATGAGGCGAGCACGATAACCATTAATATCTCATGATACCAAATCGGCAAAGTTGCCAATGCGTTGAACCCCGCCTGGATATGTTCTACCATGCTTGGTATAAAGACAAGTATCAGGGGTATGCTGAACACTATCGTTAACCACTCGTCTTTCCACGAGTTCTTCGAAGCCTCTGCCATGATGCGTTCCCAGTCCGCTGAAGACTGTGCCGCTGTTTTCAGTGCGGTGGCTTTGGCCTCTGCGGTGGCCTTGGTTGATTCCGCCTTGGCACTGACCCATGTACCTGCCAAGT